GTGTAACTTATCCTTTAGCTGGGGATGGCGTTGTACCTACATTTTATTTTAATATTACTTCATCAGTAGGGGCGATAATTGTTCCTTAACCTACTAAAACTATAATAGAAAATGGCTACAGAACTAATACAGAGAGCAGTATCTTATCAAGGTATTAACGCTACAAGAATATTTTATGAACCGATTTTCAGAGATATTGATGCTTTGGGATTGTTTACAATCATGCCAAATGTACGCAACAAAAAGAAAATGGGTTTTATCTCTAAATTAGAGAAAATCGTTCAAGCTCGTACAGGGTGCGGATTTACACCGACTGGCAGCATGGAAACTTACGACCGTACAATTTCCGTATCACCTTGTAAAATCAATGTGAAAATTTGTATCGACCAGTTTGAAAATACGCTTTGGAAAGAGAAATTGAAAAGCGGAAACAATCAATTTAACGTTGCAGATACCGAAGTATTTGACATCTTTTTAACTTCCGTGCAACAAGGTGCGGTTAGTGATATCCAACGTCTTTTATGGTTTGGTAATACTGCATCTTTGGATACAGATTATAATATGACCGATGGCATTTGGATGGTTCATATTCCTGCTTTGGTTGCTCAAAACCTTATTCCATATACTAACACCAATAGCGGTGCGCCTTTGGCTGCTGGTGATGCTATTGATTATTTGCAAGCGGTTTATGATGCCCAACCTTTGGCATTAAAAGGATTACCTGACAATATGAAGAAATTCATGGTTTCAGGTTCTATTTACGACCAATACATCAAAGACTTGCAAGCGATTGACACGCCTGCAAATGGTGCTAGTACAGTTATTAATGGCATTCAAACGCTATTATTCAACAATATTGCCGTGATGCCTTTCAGAAATTGGGATTACTTAGATAATACCGATTTAAATAGTCCTATGACACATCGCATTCTATTGACTACTCCTGAAAACTTGGTGGTTGCTACTGATGTATTTAGTGATATGAATAGTTTTATGACATGGTACGACATGGAGGATGAGGTTACTAAGGTAAAAGCAAACTTTGATTTAGGTACTAATTATGTTCACGAAAGCCTATTTAGTGTAGGTTACTAAAATCTTTTAATTATGGCAGGTTGTTTAACAGGCGGTGTAACTAGAAGCTGTACAACTCCAATTAGTGGAGGGGTGAACTTCTTATACATTGCCGACACATCAAATATAGATACCGTTACCGTAGGGGTGAACGGTGATGTTACAGCTATCGTTATGGATGGAGCGGAAGTATTCTACAAGTTTGAATTTGCACCTAATACAGCGGCTTTTACTGAAACAATGACTAACGAAAATTGTGCTACACAAGTAACTCAACAATTAGTAGCTTCATTTAGAGGTAGAAACCAAGATTATAGAGATGCAATCATGGAACTTGCGGACTGTTGCTGCGGAATGACCATAATCCATGGTGAAAATACAGGTTTAGCTTGGATTTGGGGATATACTGAAACCGAAGAGGTGTTTTTGATAGGTAACGAGGGTGTTAGTGGTACAGCGAAAAGCGACCCTAACCAAGAAACTATCACATTACAAGCCTTAGCAACTTCTAAAGCTAGAGTATTTACACCAGGTCAGGGCGGTGTTCCAGTTTAACATACTATTTCAATTCATACTAAAAAGGGGGCTAGTATCTAGTTCCCTTTTTATTTAAAATATAACAACAATGGCAAAGAATGAATTTCCAAATACATTAAAACTACATCCTAAATATTTAGAAAGAAAAGTGATAGCTTTTTTACCAAACTTTGGTAGAATTGAAAAGTTAGGTAAAGAATTAACTTTAGATGAGTTGGTGGATTGGTATAGAGCAAATGACAAGGCATCAAATATAAAAATATTTTTAGGTGTTATCCCACCAAATTACAAAAGCCCATTTGATAAACCATTCCCTAAAGCCCCTATTAATAAAGTAGAAGATGAAGCAGAATAAAAACATATCTCAAAAACAACAAGAAAAGCCCGTTCTTTTAGATTCGGCTTCTATCGTTCATGGTGTTGATACTCCTATATTGCAGACAGATTTAGCGAGGGAATTTCAACCTGATAAATACGATACAGACCAGGCATTGCTAGTTAATGGCGAATGGGTGCGCTTTTTTGATGTTAGAGATAGTTTTTTAAAAGGCTTGATGGCTTTAATCAATAATTCTACAACGCTTAGAAATGTCCTAAATCAAAAGACCACCCTAACATTAGGGGATGGTTTTTTACCTTACAAATCGGATAACATTCCGTACCTCCAAACATTTAGAAAGTTCATACAAAAGATATTTGTTGCTGATAATTCGGTAAACGACTTGAATAATTTGATAGGTAATGTAAACCTAAACAATGAAACTTTAGAAGATGTTATAAAAAAGGTGGCTTTTGATTACTGGGCTTTTGGTAATGCTTTTGTGGAGTTTGTGGAAGCTAAAAGAGAGGGCAAAACTGTTGTAATGATGTACCATGTACCAGTTCATAAGGTAGCTATCAAAAAGACAGATGAAACAAATATAATAAAATACATTGGCGTTTCCGATAATTGGGAGTTGGACCAGGGGGTTAATGTTACACAAATACCAATTTACCCAAAATTTGACAATGTGAACGGCTCAAAACGTAGTGCGGTGCATATTAAAAACTACTGTCCTGGTTTCTTTTATTGGGGTATCCCTTCAAACATTGCAAGTCGTTTTTATGCTGAATTGGAGTATAGAATCCCCAAATATAATATAGCCAAATTTAAAAACGGCTTTGTACCTAGTGCTATTCTGCAATTTTTCGGTAATATGAGTAAAGAAGAGGCTGCAAAGATGGTTAAAAATGTAAAAGATTCGTTTACAGATACCGAGAAAAACGCTAAAATGTTAGTTCAGGTGCTTAGCGATGAAAAGTACAAAATGAATGCAACCATTTTAGAAGATAAAAACGATGGTTCATACATGGATTTACAAAAAATAGCTAGTCAAGGTATTATCACAGGCAACGAATTTACGACAGCTTTAGCAGGATTCGCAACGGGGGGTAAGCTAGGAACTAACCAACAGATGAGGGATGAACTAGAATATGTTACTAATACAACTATAAAGCCCGTTAGGCGTAAGATATTGCAAAATATTATCAATCCTTTCATTAAAGAAAATCAAAGAGTTGGGGCGGTTGATAATGGTCTAATGCTTAGTATTGCAAATATGAACCCTATATCTTTAGCTTCTCAATTAGATGCTAATAGCGTACTTTTGACCGACGAAAAACGTGAAATTTTGGGCTTTGATGCGTTGGATGAAAAAGGAAAAATGCAAATGCAAAACGAAAAAACAGTAACAAATGGCAACAACAATAACACTAATACAACCGAAGGAAGTAATTAATGCAGGGCAATTCAAAGCAGCCCCATTAAACGCACGTTTTGACCAGTCTGTTATCGCTCCTTACGTTGCTTTTGCGGAGGATAGGTTTTTAAAACCCTTCGTTTGTGCGGCTTTTTATGACGATTTGATAGCAGAAAAGAACGCAACGCCAAGCAATTATAATATTGCTTTAGGTGCTATTGTTCAAGCCTTCCCAAATAATTCAGACTACGAGTTTTTATGGAAAGAATATTTATTGCCTTACTTATCAATGGCGGTTGCATTTCAATCTTTGCCGTTTATAGCGGTTCAAGCTGGCAGTAATGGAATGTTTGAAAACAATACTACTTTCGGGCAAAACATAGGCTATCAGGGTACTAAATACTACATGGATTTGATGTTAAAAACTATTGAAGATAGGCAAGTTAAAATAAAAGAATATTTGTGTGATAATAAAAGTCTATTCCCTTTGTTTTGTTACGAGGATGTGTGCGAAAGTTGCAAAGAAGATAACGACTTTGAAGGTAGTAGTTTAGGTTTAATCATTTACTAAATCTTAAAAAATGGCACTCGTTAAAATCTTAGAACTTTTAGAAGATGGTAAGGTAAAAGTTACCTTTTTTGATAACACATCTACATATTTACAGCCAGTATTAGTTGTTAATCGTTACGACCAAACCCAAATAGTCCGACTAATTGGGCAACCTAACAAGTTTGTAAATATTGACGTTACGATAGAAGATATTAACGGCACTCCATTTGCTGGTAATTTCGACCAGTTGGATACGGCAATACGTGAACTAGCGGAGTTATCCAATAGTATTTTTTTGGGGATTAATGGGATTTCAGGCGGGGCGACCGAAGCAAAACAAGACGACCAAATAGATATTTTAAACGATATTTTAGGGGCTTTAGGTGGTGGCACGGTATCAACTGTAAATAGTACAGCAACTCCATTAAATGCGGGGGCAAGCTTCACGGGTACAGCTGAAGACGTCAGCAGATACCCAAGTTTGGTTATAGCTTGTAAAACGGATAAAGACAGCACCTTATTAGTTCAATTTTCTACTGATAACTCAAACTGGGATAGTACCCTTACCTTTAGCGTTGCGGCTGGTATAAACGAAGTACATAGGATAACAGTAACTAGGAAATATTTTAGGGTATCTATTACTAACACCGAACTAACTAACCAAACAT